GCCGGCATCATGCAGGACAGCATCAAAAAGGCCTTTGATGTGTCCGTGGGCATGCGCGTTGTGGGCGAGCCGCAGCCTGAGACGCCAATCGAATATACTGAGACGCCAATCGAATACGCCGCCTGGGAAACCGACGGCGGCACCACCGCGGAACAAAACGAAGCGAGGTTCGCATGACCGAAGTCAAAGAAATCCTGGCCGAGGCCGAGCGCATTCTGGGCCTGCACATCGACCGCTCGCGGCTGACCTCCGCGTGTCTCGGGCGCTGCGGTCGCGTGCTGACGCGTCACATCTCAATCGAGGCGCCACGCGGTCGTTCGCACTGCGCCGCGCTCAACTGGTTTTTTGTGCGCGTGGCATCACGTCGCCAGGGCCGCGGCATCTGGGCGCACTTCGAGGTGCGCGTTGAGTGCGCGACGCCGACGTATTGGCGCATCGACTTGGCCAAAGCGTTGGCGGACGCTGCGTTGAAAGCCACGGAATACGCGAACGTGGAACGCACGCGCAAGGAAGCGCAAGACAAAGCCGAAGGCGCGCGAATCGAATACGCCACGCAACTCGGCGAAGCTATCGGGCGGACCGTTTACCCGCACCAAGTCATTCACAATCTGCTGCGCCCCGTGGGCGTTCAGTTCACCATCCGACTAACTGGGACCGTCGAAGAAGTCGCTGAGAAATTTTCTCGGCTGCTCGACATCGTGGACCAATACAAAAACCAAGGAACACTGTGAAGACCGAAGGCAGACCAATCAAAAAGTCCGGCTACAGCCACGCCAAGGCGGACGCACGCCGCGACGCCAAGCGGCAGGAGGCCGAGGCACGGCAGCGCGCCCACGAGGCGCTGACGGTCGAGGAAAAGCTGGCCAAGTGCGAAGCACGCGCTGGCTACTCCCGCCAGGAGCGGCGCCGGTTGACGGCGACCCGAGTTTCCCCTACCAAGAAATAGGTGCCCCCGTCCTTGACTGTCGCCCACGGATGGGCGACATTCTGGCGTCGGTTGAGGGGCGGGCGCCGAGGGCTACGGAGGTCCTTGCATAGTGGGAGACGTCTCGCGGGAGTGCGGCGCCCCTCCCTCAACTGATTTTTTGGCAAGGTAACAGGTAGAGGTCGGGAGACAACGGTGAACAACAAGGGTCCTGGATTTGTCTCTGGGGCTGGATACACCGCCCGGCATTGAGCCTGGACACTAGGGTGGGGACTTGTGGCCACGGGTCCCAGTCGGTTCGAGACCACACCTTGCCACCAATTTGACAACGCGCGCGACCTGTGCGACAATTCACCGTGAACGAAAACCAACTTTTACTCTGGGCCGATTGCACTATGAGATATTCGATTGTTTGGAAAATTCGAGAGAAGGGCGTGGTGGTCTTCCGCCACGAATTCGACCACGACCACGACAGTATTGAGGCCGCGCTGCTGGAATTCCGGCGGCATGAGCCGGACGCCTACGTGGTGCGCGTTTACAAGCATGAGCCCATCGACCCCTACCTGATGGCGGGGCTGCTGGAGCATCTGGAGAAGCGCGCGGTGGAGGACGGCTGGCGTTCAACTGGAGACTAACCGCTATGAAAAAGACCTTTCGCGAATTCTACGAGCTGGCCAAAAAGCTAAACCGCCAACGGGGCGGCGATGACTGGAACTTTGACCGCGACAACCGCCTGGACGTGTCGCAGGGATACGGCGGGGTGAGGCTGTGCTGGTATGACCACGCCCGAGGCATATATCGGCGCAGCTACGTTCGCGGCGCCATCCTGGTAAAGCCATGAACCCGCGAGAATACCACAAGGACGTCTTTCTGCCGCCGTCACTCCTCGCGGCGGTCGCCGCCCTAGATTTTTCGCTCCTGCACTACAGCCGGCACGCCCGGCTTGCGGCGCTGGAAGACTGCGTCCAGGTGCATGAGCTGCCGCGGTCGCTGACGCTGGCGGACTGGACCGTGGTCAAAGTTGAGACGGTGGCCGGGCGCGTGTCTGGCCTGCTCATCAGGCGCCCGCTGACTGCGGACCCGCGGCTGCACATCGTGTTAGCAATCGCCGTGCCAGACATGGTCGTCCGCACCGTTTGGGTCAACCGCGCGAACGACAACCACAAATCGCTGGACCGCGCGCGATACGTGCAGCGCCCATGAAGCCGACCTTTCGCGCAGGCGCCCGGCGCTACGGCTGGACGCGCAAGCAACGGCTGCGCCGTATCAAACTCTGGCGCAGCCAGCAGAGAAGAAAAAATTTGACACCGACCACAACCTGAACGACATTGACGCCATGAGCAACGAAACCTCTGAGATTAAGATTGAAACCCTCCTCCCCTGGGGCGCGCCGAAAAAGGTGCGGCTCCAGGACGGAACCGACCGCATCCTCCGCACGTCTTTCACCGTCCCCGCTTCTTTCTGGGACGCCTGGAAGCAGAACAAGGAAGCCCTCCGCGCCGCCGGCATCGCGCCGAAGCGCGAATCGAGCGGCGCCTGGATAGTCAACTGGTGGGCGCATGTTGACCCCGTGGCGGCGAAGGCGGACCAAGCTAAGCGCGCCGTGGCGGTCGAGGCGTCGCGCGCGCAGGACGCCCTCCTGGACATCCCCCGCCCCTCCGGGCTGGAGTATCTGCCCTACCAGCGCGCGGGTGTGGCCTACGCGCAGGGCTGCTGGGCCGCGGGCCGCGGCGCCCTCATCGGCGACGAGATGGGACTGGGCAAGACCATCCAGGCCATCGGGCTCATCAACATCACGCCGGACATCAAATCCGTTTTAATCGTCTGCCCCAACACGCTCAAATTGAACTGGGCGCGCGAGCTGAAAAAGTGGTTGACCCGCCCGATGTCGGTCGAGGTGCAATACAGCAACAAAGCGTTTTCCCGCGCGGACATCGTCATCGTCAACTACGACACCATCCACAAATTTTTGCCCGACATCGCCAACCGTAACTGGGACCTCCGCGTGTGCGACGAGTCGCAATACGTGAAGAACCCCAAGGCGCGCCGCACCAAGGCGACGTTGTCCACGCGCGCGGCTCGCAAGGTGTCGCTGACCGGAACGCCTATCGAAAACCGCCCCATCGAAGTCTGGCCCGTGCTGAATGACCTCGACCCCGTGAGCTGGCCGAAGACGAATTTTTTCCAGTTCGCGCGCCGCTACTGCGCCGCCAAGCAAAACGGTTTTGGCTGGGACTTTTCCGGCCACAGCAATGAAGCGGAGCTGCAACACAAGCTTCGCTCGACCATCATGGTGAGGCGGCTGAAGAAAGACGTGTTGACTGAGCTGCCGGCAAAGCAGCGCCAAGTCATCGAGCTGGACGCCGCCGGGAGTAAGGAGCTGCTCGCCCTGGAGGAGTCGATGGTCGCCGAACGCGAGGCCGCGCTGGTCGAGCTGCGCGCTCGCGTTGAGCTGGCGCGCGCTGGCGAATCGCGCGAGGAGTATGCAGAAGCCGTCCGCGGGCAGGGCGCCGCGTTCGAGGACATGGCGGAAATCCGGCACAAGGTCGCGCTGGCCAAGCTTCCGCAGTGTCTCGCGTTCATCGAGGACGCGATGGAATCGGGCAAGGTGCTGGTCTTCGCGCACCACCTGGACGTGGTCGCTGGCATCGTCGCGAAGTTTCCGCAGGCCGCTGTCATCACTGGCGAGACGCCCGCGGCGAAGCGCATGGAACAGGTGGACCGCTTCCAGACCGATGCCGAGTGCAACATTTTTGTGGGCAACCTCGCCGCGGCTGAGGGGCTCACGCTGACCGCCGGCGCGCACGTCATCTTCGTCGAGATGCAATGGGTGCCGGGCAAGCATGCGCAGATGGAGGACCGCGCGCACCGTATCGGGCAGAAGGACAGCGTGCTCTGCTCGTATCTCGTGCTCGAGGGCTCGCTTGACGCGCATATGTCGCGCACCATCGTTGAGAAGCTGAGCGTCATCGATGCCTGCCTGGACAAGGTGACGGACTGGGCCGAAGCCGAAGTGGAAGAAGTCGAGCCCATCACCAACGTTCGCCTCACGTTCGAAAAAATCGCCGCCGAGGCCAAGCTGGTGACGGACCGCTGTTTGGAGCTGGTTCACCTCGGAATGAAATCACTCGCCGGCGTGTGCGACGGAGCGCGCAAGCTCGATGACGTCGGGTTTGCCGCGGTGGACGTTCGCATCGGTCACGCGCTCGCGCACCGTGCGACTATCACGCAGAAGCAGGCCGCGCTGGGTGCGCGAATCCTCTGCAAGTATCACCGACAAATCCCGGAAATCGTGGCGCAAATTAAATCGGAATTAGCCCTTAACAAACCGGCGTAAAGTATCACTTCTTTAGGGTATGATAAGCCCGCGAAGACGCTACTCAAAACGCTACTACAGAAAAAACAAACGTGCGCGCGACCAATACACCCGTGAGTGGGCCGAGAAAAATCCGGCACGCAAGCGCGCCATCCACTGCAAGTCGCGTGACAAAATCATCCGAGACAAGCGAGAATTTGTGGCGAAAGCCAAAAGCGTTCCCTGCGCGGACTGTCGTGGAGTTTTTGCTCCGTGCTGCATGGATTTTGACCACCTGCCGGGCACCAAGAAAAAAGATGCTGTGGCTCGCATGGCGCGCGATACGACATCGTTGGAAACACTGAAGAAAGAAATCGCGAAGTGTGAAGTGGTGTGCGCGTGCTGTCACCGTCTGCGCACGCAGAGACGGCAAACGAAATGAAAACAAAACTCGAAAAAGAACTGGACGCGCGGTTTGAGGAAATCGGTTTTCCCGACCCGAACAACCCCGCCATCACGGCGGACCTGCGCCAGGAAATCGCAAAACAGCTCGGGCTGTTTTACAATGGGCACACGCTGGTCGTTGACCGCCGGCAACCGGGCCACCTCAAAATCTACGCGGTCACGCTGAAAGCCGAATGAAAAAATTCACTTACGAAATCATCGCGGGACCCCGGCCTCTCGGGGCGCTTATCGGGTGGCGAAAGACTGCCGCGCAAGCCTGTAAATTCGCGGAGCAACTCTTGAAAACGAAAACCTACGCGAGCGTCACGGTGCTTCGGCGCGAGCGCAGCCCGGAGGACTTTTCGTATTAACACCTGGGACCCCAACCCGCCGCCGTTGGAGCAGACCGACCCGGAGCTGGCCGAACACATTCGGCTAATCGCGAACGGGAAGCATCCGGTCGTGCGGGGTTTCTGGGGCACCGAGCAGGGGCGAGTCTATCGCCTGCATGACGGCAGCCGCGTGGTCTTTCGCCGGCAGGAACCCAAACCATACGACCCCTGCCCCTGCGGCAGCGGGAAAAAATTCAAGTGGTGCTGTAAACAATCTTGACATGAACACACAACAACTAAGCCGTTATTTAGACCGCTTGCGCAAGCGCGCCGGCGAGTGCGAAGCCTGTGCAACCCGGTGGGGCGACCAGGGGGAAATGGTATCGGAGGCTGAAGCCGCCGGCGAAGCGCGGGCCACGCGATGGGTCATCCAGGAGCTTGAAAGTTTTTTGCGGGAGGCTCTTAACAATTCTGAAAAAGTCCACACTGGTAAGAGTGATGAATAGCAATGGAATGAAGCCAAGCTATTATGCGCGCAACCGGGACCGAATTCGGGCCTACCAGCGGTCGCAACGTTTAGCTAGTCCGAAAGTGTGGAAGGCGCGGATAAAAGCTGCAAAGCGGAAGAAACCCGCATTGTATCAGGCGCTTGCCCGCCGGGCTGCACTCATTCATCAAGCCAAGGTTAGAATGATTCTTTGGAATTCCAAAGCGGCGCCGTGTGCTGACTGTGGGCGTAAATTTGACCCCGTCTGTATGGACTTTGACCATCGACCGGGAACTAAAAAATTGCGGAAGCACATGATGCATGTCCCGCTTGGGAGGCTGAGGACTGAAATTAAAAAGTGTGACGTTGTATGCGCCTGTTGTCATCGTCTCAGAACAAAAAACAGGCATCAATACAACAAAAGGAAATATTTGTGAATGTTATGCTCGGGCAGTTTATGGTCGATGGTGGCATTGTCACCGTCGAGGTCCCCTGCGGCAAACCCGGTGCGGGTGCCCGCGAAACGTATGCCGCTTTGGAAGCCGAAGTGCGGCGCCTCTACCCGGACGCCCAGAGCGTGCGGCGTGTGGGTTCGAAAATCGAGAAGCGCGCAAACGCCGCCATACGGTTGACGGAAGGCCAGACGGTGCGGCAGTTGTTCCCGAACAACGGCGACGAAAAATCTCTCTCGCTGCACGTCGGGCAGGTGTTCTTTCACGGCGCCTCGTGCGACATCATCCTGCGGTTTAGCCGCGGGCAAGACCGCTGCCACATCACACTGCGCGACCGCCTACGCGGCACGCCCGTGAACATCACCGGCGGGTATGTCCTGGGCGGCTCGGTCGCGGTGAACCTCGCGCAAAGCATCACCGCCCTGCTCGGACCGACCGCGCGAGACCTGACGCTGCGCATCAAGTGAAGTTTTGCTGCAATGTGCTTTGCCAGTTCCACCTGGAGGCCGGAGATAACAACCGGCTCGAGTGGGACATCGCCGGCAAGCTGTGCGACGTTAGGCAATACACGATTGTGGACAGCGCCACCGGGCGCCGCCTTCGCTTCTGCGAGGTGTGCGCAAACGCGGTGGCATTAGCAAACGAAAACCATGAAACCAAAGAACGAAAAGAAGGACAACACGGTGACGGTGGAGGGCCTGGGCCGCTGCAAGGTGGACATCGGGCGATGCTGGATAGTGACGGAACAGGAGACACGCCTTGACCTGTCAGGCTGTGGCAAATCCTTTGAGCAGGCGGTCGCCGCGCTCCGTCGAAACTACGCGCTCGGGGGCATCCCTCCGAAGAAAGGTGGCACCAATGCACGATGAATCCACTTGCCCGGTCATCTCGCGCAAGCTTCACCTGAAGCGGCTCGCCCGCGAGGAGCGCGAAGCGCGGGTGCCCCGCCCGTGTCATCTTTTTCCGACGCACTTTAGCGAAGAGAGTTTTCTGGTGCGGCTGGAACGACGCGGCATAGTTTACCTGGGGCGCTTTCAACGCCGGCTCCAGTGTCTTTTGCGCAACGCTGAACGGCTGACCGCAGAACACGGTGGCGAGGACTCGACCGTGGGCCGGCTGGTCGCCCCGGACGCAGCCCGCTGGAAACGCTTACTCTCTATCGTTGAGGGAGTTATAGCGAAACGGACGCTGACCCCCGCCCGGCGAGACGCGCGGCCACTGAAGGTGCAGCGTCGGGAAAAAGTCAAAGCGGAAATTGAAAAAATTTCAGGATGAAAATTTTATGAGCCCCGAAGAATCTAAGGCTTACCAGAAAAAATGGAAGGCCGACAACAAAACCTACTCCCTGAATTATAACCGGATGCGAAATTGTGGCGCGACCCCGGAATGGGTGCAACAGAAGCTGGAAGAACAGGGCAATTGCTGTGCTATTTGTGGCCGAGATTTTGTCCGGACGCCGTGCGTAGACCACTGTCACAAGACGGGGAAGCTGCGAGCCCTCCTGTGCAATTTTTGCAATCTGCGTGTGGGCTATCACGAGAACCGAGCCATAACGGACAAAGTGGAGGCGTATTTGCGCCTCCACAGTTCGCCGCCCCTAACTGCGGATGCGTCGCTGGAAAGACCGCGCGTTTCCCAACCCCATTCCTGTAATGAAATCACAGGACAAACCTGTTAACAAAAA